GATTCCTGAACCGTAGCATTTTGTGGTGCTGGCTGAGGTTGTGCTTGTGGTTGAGGTGCCGCTTGTGCTTGATTTTTTTTACATCCGCATCCCATGATCATTTGTTTTTATTAGGTTTATTTATCTATAAATATCTAAAGATTATTATATTTGTAAAGAATTGAATATTTATTATTATATGTCAAGAATAGTAGAGATAAAGGAAAGTGATTTAGTTGATCTAATAAAAACTATAATATTTGAGGAAACTGAAGATCAAAATGATTATTATGATCTTTCACCTGAACAGTATTATAAATTGTTACGATCTGTTAATTATGTGGCTCAGGCAATACCTAAGTTACCAATGTTTAAAGGTAAAAAACTTAGAGTTAATGGTAATTTAAATTTATCCGATAAACCTATTAAAAGTTTGGGTGAATTATCAATAACTGGACAGTTAGATTTTAGGAATACAAATATAAAAAGTTTAGAGGGTGTTGAATATGGTGTCCTTGGGACTTATTATGGTACGCCATATTCGGAAGAAATTGAAAGACGTAAAAAACAAAAAGAAAGAGACGATGCCGATCAGAGAAGAATTGATGATGAGTGGAATTTAAACGATACTGATAATACTGGGGAAATGGCTCATGCGGTATTCCGATTTATGGTTAATGAGGGTGATATTGATGAGTTAGATGAAGATGAAATTGAAGAGTTAAAAAGTTTAGAACAAAAACTAGAGGAACTCCAAGATAGGATTGATGTTGAATCAGATGCTGATGTGGTTGATGAATTAACAAATGATTATGATGAGTTACAATATGATATTGACGAACTTAAATCTAAAAATAATGATGTTTACGGATTAATTCCAACCGGTTATAATCATTATGAGATGGATACATTTAGATCAATTCATGATGATACAAATGGAAATACATATGCGGTTGGTACCGAATACGAAGCGGATAAATCTCTTGAAACTTATTATGATGATATGGTGGATGATTTAAGTAATTTTGATAAAAATACTTTATCTTATTATATTGATGGTGATGAGGTGGCTGAATATTTTGAGGAAACAATAAGAGAATGGATCTATGATGACCCGGATAATTATGATGTGACAAGATATCTGTCCAAATCTCAAGAAACCGAAATAAAAGAATTAGAGGTTGAGTTATTTTTATTAAACTATGGTATTATACCACCATTAGAATTGGTTGTTAACCGAGAAAATAATTGGGAGTACACTGATGGTGTCGGAAATAAAATAAACTTTATTTCCAACCAAGACGGTAGTAGTACGGTTTTATTAAATGGGACACCAACTCTCAAGAATCCGGTATATGAAGATATTGATTGGGATGAAATGTCAGAAAATATTTCTGAAAGAATTGTTGATATTAATGATGAGATAGAAACAATAAAAGATAATCCGGATGGAGATCTTGATGACAGTACTGTTGAAAGAGAAGTTGAAGAAAAAATGGATGAAATAAAAGATGATCCAGTTAGATGGTTGGACGACTATGGTATGGAGTATCAACAATTTGTAGATGTGAGAGGTTTAAAGGACCAATTAGTAAGTGAATCGGATTATGGTACATTGGCAAGTTATGACGGAACTTATGATGAAATTAGAGTTGATAATACAAACTACGTTGTCTTTAGAATTGACTAATATCTTTACAGAATAGAAAAATATTATTATCTTTATGTGTAATGGGAAGAAAGAAAAAAATAGAGTTTTTAATGAACACCGAGTGGATGTTTGAAAAACCTATTGACCAAGAGCACAAAGAATACAAGTTATTATCGTACTTCCAAAAAATGGGAGAAAAATTAGACAACATGGAACTGTATCCAAGTTTCATTGAATTATCATTACATTTAGCGAATATCCAAACCTTAATTAAGGATAAGAAAATAATTTATACCGATAAGAAATTTTCAACAATAGACGATGAGTTACTTGTTAAAGATTTAAAGATCAAAGAAATCCCAACACTGGAAAGTGATGAAATGGGTGAATTTACAAAAATACTTTCGTATAGTGCTCCAAGGATGTTAGAATACTTTAACATAGCAAAATCTGTTTGGGAAATAGTTTTTGATAGTATTGTTATGAAGTTAAAGAAAAACAAAAGTGAAGTTTTACAAAAAAAAGGTTATTTTTATTATATTAATCCTAAAGATGAGATGTATTATGTTTGGGAGTATGATATTAAACCTGTTAATAAAAAATCACCTGAAAGTAAAACTTTAGTGAATTTAATATATTCAGATAAAAAAAATAATTTGACAATTACAAAAATTATAAATACATTTAGTCAATGGAACACAGAAAATAAATCAAAGTTACCTCTATTTGAAATGAGTTGTGAGGGTGAGTTTCCGATTAATGAAACACTTTTACCTCTTTTCAAAAGAAAGTTGATTAGTTATGTAAACCAAGTACAAATGTTGGAAAACTACAAAAAGAACAAGGAACAATTAAATTCTTAATATGGATAAAAATTTTGACAAATTAATTGAAAAATTAATTAAGGATCTACCAAATGATATGGAGTTAGGTAGAGAAATCAGAAAGGCTTATATTAAAAGCTTAACAGAAAAAAAATCCGAAACCCTTAAATCTAATTTAAATGGGGTTCAATAAAAGAATTTTCACCAAAGAACATATTGTAAGAAACATCAATAATATTAAGAGATATCTAAATGTTGATGCGGCATTTTTAATGGATGATTTCTCAAGAGAGGTCTACAGATTATTCAATGAGGGTAAAACAGAGGAAGAATTAATAAAATATATAAACGAAAATAAATGAAAGTTAAATTAGAATATGTATGGGTTGATGGTTATAATCCTGAACCAAATTTAAGAAGCAAAGTTAAAATCGTAGATTTTGAATCAATTAAAGAACAATTAAGAGAAGATAAAAAAGTCCCAATTTGGAACTTTGATGGTTCATCTACAAATCAGGCGAAAACTGGTAGTTCTGATTGTATATTAAACCCTGTTAGAATCTATACCAAAAAAATGTTTCCGTTAGAAAATTCTACGGTATATGTTTTATGTGAGGTTTTAAATCCTGATGGTACTCCACATAAAACAAATGAGAGATCAAAAATTGCTGAGGAATTTTCTGACTTATGGTTTGGTTTCGAACAAGAATATTTCATTATGAAAGAACCTAATGGACCAATTTTGGGTCATGACAGAAGATCCCTTGAAGGACAAGGTAAATACTACTGTGGGGTTGGATCAAATGTTGTTGGTCGTGATTTTGTGGAACAGCATACTGATATGTGTTTAGATTATGGTATTAATATAACCGGTACAAATGCTGAAGTGGCCTTAGGTCAATGGGAATATCAGGTCTTTTCAAAAGGTAAGTTAGAGGGTGGTGATGATCTTTGGATGAGTAGATATTTCTTAGAAAAAATTTCGGAAAAATACGGATATGAAATTACCATACACCCAAAACCATTAAGAATTGGTGAATGGAATGGATCTGGATTACATACAAACTTCTCAACGGATATGATGAGAGATGAGAGTAATGAAAGATATTTTATGTCATTATTTTCGGCTTTTGAAACAAGACACGAAGATCATATTAATGCTTATGGTTCGGACAATCAATTACGTTTAACGGGTAAATTTGAAACTCAATCAATTGATAAATTTAGTTGGGGGGTATCTGATCGTGGGGCATCAATTAGAGTTCCTCAGGATACAGCAAACGAATGGAAGGGATATATTGAAGACCGTAGACCAGGATCAAACGCTGATCCATATAAGATTATTCAAGAGATTGTTAAATCACTTAATTTAACCGAACAAATCTATCATACAAAACATATGATGACCTCATTTGTTGATATGGATGGTCTTAGTGGAAAATATGGTACAATGTCTAATGATGATTTATTAAATGAATATAGAGAGGAGGAATAATGGAAAATGGATGTGTATGTGGTGGAACAGGACCTTGTCAGTGTCCTACACCAAAAGTAGAACAAGTTAATCACCCCCAACATTATGGTGGTGAAAATAATCCTTACGAAGCAATCAAAGTAATCGATGCTTGGGAATTAGGGTTCTCATTGGGGAATACGGTTAAGTATATCTCAAGAGCCGGTAAGAAAGAATCTGATAAAGAGTTGCAGGACCTTAAGAAAGCGTTATGGTACTTGCAACATCACATAGAAACATTAGAGAAAAAATGAAAATAGTTGTAACAGGAGGTGCGGGTTTTATAGGTTCCGCCTTTATAAACCACTTATTGGATAACTTTGAATGTGATGTTCTTTGTGTTGATAAACTCACATATGCTGGACGTAGAATGAATATTAAACATAATGTATCATTTTTACAAAAAGACATTTGTGATGTGACAAGTGATGAGTTGGGTGAGTTTGATTATATTGTTCATTTTGCTGCGGAATCACACGTTGATAATTCAATTAAAAACGGGTTACCATTTGTGAGAACAAATGTGGAAGGAACTTTTAATTTATTAGAGATATCAAGAAAAAACAAGAACCTAAAAAAGTTTATACACATCTCAACGGACGAAGTGTATGGAGATATGGATGAACATTTCGCTATTAATCATACGGCAACTGAAACAAATGAAATAAAACCAAGTTCGTATTATTCTGCAACTAAAGCAGCATCTGATATGTTAGTAATATCCGCTAATAGAACTTATGGGTTACCTTATTTAATAACAAGAACCTGTAATAATTTTGGGGAACACCAATTTGAGGAAAAATTTCTCCCAACTATTACACGATCAATTAAACAAGGTAAACCAATTCCGATCTACGGTGATGGTAAACAAGTAAGAGAGTGGATGTATGTGTATGATAATGTTAAAGTTATTTGTGATTTAATGTTTGATGGTGAGATTATTAACCGAGTTATGAATATTGGTACTGGTTTCAGAGTAACGAATTTGGATATTATTAAAACAATCGGATCAATCCTTAATCAAGATGTACGTATAGAACACGTTGAAGATAGGTTGGGTCACGATAAAAAATATGGGTTAAACTCAAAACAAATGAAATTTTATTATTTAAATAAAGATAAAACTATTGAGTTTAAAAATCTTTACGATTATTTAGAAGAACATTATGGAAATGAAAAATAAAAAAGGATTAACAAAAGAAATAAATGTGTTGGACGCAATAACAACTCCGGCTGAACTTATCCGTGAAACTCTCATCAATTTTATGTGGGGGTTCCTTGGAAATTCAATTGTAGTTTTTGCGGCGAAAGAACTGGACTTTTTAGTGTTGTTTAACTATATTGTTTATTACATATTAATTTCGTATATTGTTAATAGAAAGAAATATGAAACTATGTTGGGTAAGTTTATTGTTTTACCGGGATCGGCGGCAATAGGGGCATTCACAGGTTATAAATTAGCTCAAGTAATATCTAATATGTTATGATTTGGAATAATAATGATTGGCAAGGACGATCAGAAGAACAAGTGAAAAGAAATTATAAAGTATTTGGATGGTCCATTATTATTGTAATAATATTTGGATTAGTACTTTTTTTATACGATAAAATATAATTAAAATGAAATTAACAGAAGAACAAAAAAATCAGATCCTAAATCAATATGAGGGTTTGAAAAATGATGATCAAACATTAGGTGAGATACACGAAATAATTGTAGATTTTTGTGTGGATGAATATATTGTTGATTTATCTGATGACGAGGACGGAGACCTATTCGAGGAGTTTTCAAATGAAGTGTGGGATTTATTAGAGAGTATAATATAAGAATATGATAGAAACAGGAAAAATAATAAACGGAGATTGTGTAGAGGTAATGAAAACATTACCTGAAGGGTCTGTGGATCTAATTGTAACATCACCACCTTATGGGGTTGGGATTGCTTATGATGTCCATGAAGACGATGTTGAGTTCAATGAGTATGTGGAGTTTGCCAAAAATTGGTTAAGTGAGGCATATAGGTTATTAAAGGATGATGGGCGTATCGCACTTAACATTCCTTATGAAATTAATAGACAGAAGAAAGGTGGAAGAATATTCTTCGTATCTGAGATGTGGCAAATTATGAAAGAGATTGGTTATGAATTTTTTGGGATCGTTGACCTTGAAGAAGATTCGCCACATAGATCTAAAACTACTGCGTGGGGATCATGGATGTCACCATCTAGCCCATACATCTATAACCCAAAAGAGTGTGTAATCTTGGCTTACAAGAAACATCACATTAAGAAAGTTAAGGGTGAACCACAATGGAAGGGAGTCCCAACCGAGATCGAACAAGAAGATGGGACATTAAAGAAAAAAGTTGTGTATGAGGAAACGGATAAGAAAGAATTTATGGAGCTT